CATAATAAATGTCCTAAAAGTTAAGTATTCCGACTTCTTACTGGCCTTCCACATTGAATTTAGGGAATTAATAATACTATTGAGTGTGTAATAGTGCTTATTTAGGTGGTAAGTCAAATCACCAAATCTTTTTTGATTGGCCGAATCAAGTATTTTCTGCTGGAGATTTACTAATTCCGGAGTATAACTATTCATAGCCACGTGAACATTAATGAAACCACTTTCACTCTCGTGACCATTAAACATTCTAATAGTTTCATATGATCTATAATCACCTAAATCAGTTGCTCCTAGTTTAGGTAGAGCATTACTAAGACCATATCCATAAGCATAATCTAACCAAGGTTTAGTTCCTAACTTTTTACCTAATATAGTTAAGGGAACTGCCAATTTAGGTGGTAATTCAGTACGAGCCTCTCCGTATTTTCCATCCTTTAAATAATAATGACTGGTTTCTAGGGAATAGGCAGAAGCCATAAAACAATAATCCCTAAATAATGAGGCGATAGTTTGAAGATTAAATAATTCTTCAATATTAGAAGATAAATTAGGTAAGTTTTTATCCACGTATTCGGCAAATTTATTATCTTTCAAAAGACTTTCTGGATGAGAAATCCGCATCCTATCCATAAATTCATTTATTTGAATGAAAGGAACAGTGTGTTTCTTTAAAAGATTAATTTTTGGTAAGAACCCATTTTTAGAAGAAACGGAAAATAATGAATCCGGATATTTTGTCTCCCATAACTTAAACATAATAATTTATGGTATGTAATTTTTAAATAAAAATAATTTATCTCAACTTATTTTTTATTCAAAACTATGTATACCCAAATCTATGGATTTATTTAAAAATTGAATTATATTTGATATATTATATATAACAAAATGAATTCCGATATTAGGTCATTCTTTAAAGTTGGAGGTGCTCCTGTAACTAAAAAAATCAGTAAGAAAAAAATACAGGCAAAAACCTGGAAAGTTTTCACTGACGGTTCTGCCATAAATAATGGCAAAAGAAACGCCAAAGGAGGTATTGGTATTTTCTTCGGTGATGATAATAAAGATAACGTTGGATTAGCTTTTTCCAAAGATGGTAAAACCAGTAACAATATATGTGAATTGGAAGCTGTTAGAAGAGCAATTTCTATTATTATAAAAAAAATAAAATTTAGGGTAGGTGATAATATTCTTATCTGTACTGATAGTTCCTATGTAATAGACTGTATAACTAAATGGTCTAATGCTTGGGAGAGGAATGGTTGGAAACGAAAGAATAAAGGTGGGAAGAAAGTCCCAGTTAAAAATGTAGAATTGATAAAGGAAATCAAGAGTAATTACCTAAAATACAATATTCAATTCAAACATATAAAAGCACATCGAGTTTTAGGTTCTAATATTAAAGAGGATAGTCTAGAATATAAGGAATGGTATGGGAATAAAATGGCAGATGAGTTGGCTAATTTAGGTTCTGCTGAAAATACTTAAAAAATAAAATTCATTCTTATAATATTATATGTCTGAAAAATGGAACAATGATATAGAACCTATTTTTTCAATTGGAAATATTGAAGACCAGTTTGAAGATGCCGGAAAGAGAGGAAATTATGTTCACTTGAGATATAAAAAACGAACTGGAAAAAAAGTACTAACAATTATAGAGGGTTTAACAGAGGAAGAAGTCAATAAATATCTAAAAAAATGGAAGAAAATGTTCTGTTGTGGTGGTAGTATTCATGATGACGAAGAAAAGAAAGTTTTACAATTAACAGGTGATTGTAGAGGTAGAATTTATGATTTTCTAATTGATAATGATATAGTTGACAAAGATGAGATTAAAGTTCACGGACCTAAAACAAATGATGGCAAGAATTAATTTAGGAATAAAATAAATTTTTTTTAGGAATAAAATAAATTTTTTTTAGGAATAAAATAAATTTTTTTTAGGAATAAAATAAATTTTTTTAAGGAATAAAATAAATTTTTTTAAGGAATAAAATAAATTTTTTTATAATTATATATTATAAATGAACCAAGGTAATATAGTTCAAGGGAATATAGTTGATTCTCAAAATTATATGGATGAGCAAATCTTACAAAACTTGATGGTGAATGGGAATACTAACTCACCACAATTGCCAAATCATATGGGTAACCCTGCTGGAAATGCCGTTATTGGCACTAATTCTGAAATGGATAATGTTATTGTAGACAATATGAATGTTCCTAATAATATGAATGTTCCTAATAATATGAATGTTCCTAATAATATAAATGTTCCTAATAATATGAATGTTCCTATGAACATTAATGTTCCTATGAATGGTAATATAGAAGTTGTTAGTGAAATGGTTGACAATGTTCCAGTCAACTTACAGAATAATCAAATTAATGATTTAGTAAATGGTGTTGAAATGAATAATGGAACTGTAATGAATAATAATATGGTAATGAATAACGAAAAAAAACTTACCACTACAACATTAAACCTAACTTTTTATATTACATATGCATTCTTAATGACCACTGCCACTATTACTTTTATAGAAGCAATTAGAACCAAAGACTTGAAGATTAGAAATATCCTAAATCTTGAAACTTGTATTTCAGTTGTCGCCACCTTCTTTTATACACAATTTGTAAATAAAATTAAAAATTCCCCAGACGGAACTGTCAATTATAAAGAAATTAATATGACTAGATATACAGATTGGATGATTACTACACCTATTATGCTTTTAGTTTTAGTTTTGGCAATTAATTATAATACTGGAGGTGTTCTTAAAATAGGATCATATGTATTGATATTATTATTTAATGCTTTAATGTTAGGTTGTGGATATTTCGGAGAGATTGGAAAATTAGATAAAAAGAAAGCAAATCTTATGGGATTTGTATTCTTTGTGGTATTATTTGGTTATATTTATATGACATTTATGCATGGCAAATATAATTTTGATAACAATATGATTTATATCGCCTTTGTAGTGCTCTGGGCAATTTATGGTTTGGTATACAATAAAGATGAAGAAGATGAAAAGAATGCTATGTATAATGTATTAGATTTATTAAGTAAATGTTTCGTAGGTATTTTCTTCTGGGCATACTTTACCAAAGTATTTGTTCTTAATTAGAAATTGATATTTAAAAAAGTATTAATATATAAAATTAATGAGCCATATAAATATTGTTTTTTCCCATTTACAAAAATCCAAATCCGAAAAACTTAAACAAATAGAAGAATGTGAAAAATTATCAATAAAGTTTTGGCAGTGTATGAAAAATAATAGTGAAAAAGAAAATGTATCTATGAATTGTGGACCTGAATTTTTCAATCTGAAGTTATGTTTTGATAAGATATACTAGTATCAAATAATGATTTATCTAATTGATAATCATATTCTAAAAAATTTATTATTTTTGTAATACTATCCTTTTCAATATCAAATATACATAATTTTTCTTTATTTTTTCTTATTTTAAAATAATTTCTTACTTGTTTAATTTTTTGATGATACATTCTAATCCAAGATGATATATTTTCAACTTTATTTAATGTAAATTCAGTGCAGTTTTCTTTTATTCTTTGCCTGGTTAATTTACTTTCATTGACTAAATTAATTATAAATTTGGAATTAGGATATTGTTTATCTAGTAATTGATAATATTCTAAATTTTTTTTTTTTATTAAAGGTATATCTGAAAATAAACAAGTATTTTCAAATTTAAAATTTAAATTATTTTTATCTTTTATTTTTACTCCTTCAAATAATTTTTTTCCCAACTTAATATTTTTATCAAACAATTCTAATAAATTATTAGAATTAAAAGTCATAGATTTTATTTTATTTTTTAAAAAAAAATTATGTAGTATAATACTAGTTTTTTTATTAAATCCTAAAATAAAAACTTTATTAAATTTAGAAGTTTTGTTTTTAATTGTATAATCAATTATTTCAGGGTAATCATTCCTCATAATATCATCTAGAGTAAATTTTTTATACCAAATATTATTTTTCATCTTATTCAAAGTATTTTCTTGACTTATTAAACGATAGTGATAACATAATAAGAAACCATTTTTTATTCCTTGTTCTCTTAAATCAGCATACTCATTCACTTTTAATTTCTCAGAATTTAAATCTATACTATTTACTACTGTACAATCCTGATTTACTTTTTCATATGGATAATGATCCCATAGACTTAGAAATTTTTCCGGTTTAAAAATACATTTAACTTCAATTGAATCAAATTTACATTTGAATTTCATCCATTTTTCTTTTTCTTTATGATTTGTATGATGTCTTTTATCTTGGTTCATTCGATGGATTATTTCAAAAAGTATTTTTTCTGGATTTTTTTTTCTATTATTACATGCCATCATAACCCAAGGAATTTTAATACAATCAACGTCTTTAAATGTTGTTTCTAATTCTTTTCTTATTGTATTTGATAAATTTTTTTTTGTTGTTATAAATTCATCCACGTCAACATAAATCAACCATTCATAATTTAATCTTATTTTTTTATAAAACTGATTGGGATAATTTCTCTTATCTTTCCCAATAACACAATAAATAATTTCTACTCTCTCATTATCAATATTATCATATATAGATTTATCTTCACTATTATCATCAAGTATAATAATATGATTTACTCCTTGAGATAAATAATAATCTATGAATTCTTTTATATAAAATTCATCTTTACATCTTGTCATTAAACCTAAAAATTTTTTTTTCATGAATTATTTATTAAAAATATATTTTTTTTAAAGATTATCACTCAATAAAATCATTTCTGACTCACTTTTTATTTTAGAATGTAAATCTTTGTCATTATCTTCAAATTTTTTTTGAAAAGATTCATAATTTTTATTATGTGTTTCTTTCAAGTTTTCTTTGCCTTTTTCCTCATAAAAATCATCTAAGCGAGTATAATTTGTATTAATCATTTCATCTATAATTTCATCACGACTTTTATATTTCCATTTGTTATTCTTGAATATCTTAATTAACTTTTCCTTTTTATTTGTAAGAGCCACATTCTTATTCTCTGGTTTTTTTTTACTGAAATGAACTTTTTCAATTAATTTTTGAACTCCAACATAAGGAATTGATAATAACTTCCGCATAAATTTATCTGATATATGTGATATATCTTCATTACCAAAACTATTTAGGTTCAACTGATTAAACTGATTCACTTGATTATGTTCTATATTTTGATTATGTTCTATATTTTGATCTATATTTTGATTGTGTTCAATACTTATATTATCTCCTGTTTTCTCTATTAATTTTTCAATATGTCTATGTAATTTTAATTTTTCTTTTTCTAATATTTTTAATCTAGATAATAATGAATCGCTATTTTCATCTATTTCTTCTTTTTTCCTTTTTACTTTACAAAATTTTCTAATATTTCTTAGGTAAATAGCTCTTGTTTTTAATAAAGTTCCACAATATTCACATTCATATTTTTGAGACTCTGAATCTGAGTCCTTTTCGAGTCCTTTTGAGTCCTTTTCGAGTCCTTTTTCAGTCATTTTGAGTCCTTTTGAGTCCTTTTTTTGCTACTTTTGTGACTTTTTCTTGTTTCAAATCATATTTCTCTTTGTTCTTTTTATGTTTATGTGTCTTATGGTGTTTAATAAAGTCGTTATTTCGATTTGTTGAATAATTACAAAAATTACAGATTAATGGAGGCATATAATGTTAATATATAAAATAATTTATAATTTATTTTTTAAGTGGTAATTTATTGCGACTTTTACTGCGACTTTCTGCGACTTTCTGCGACTTTCTGCGACTTTCTGCGACTTTCTGCGACTTTCTGCGACTTTTTTTACTACCTTTTTTTAATAATAATTATAAAGCATAAATAATTTAATAATTTATTTTATAATAAGGAATTTTGCGAGTTTTGCTACTTTTTTTAAAAAAAGGACTCAGAATTTGAAAATTCGGAGGGGGGGGGAATTTTTCTGGAACTTTCAAAAATTTTTTTTGAATATTTCATTTTTCATATATTTCATTTTTTAAGTAAGTTGTTGTATAAAAAAAAATAAAATTGATTT